GTTATCAAAGAAAGCACCAAGATGTTGACCCAACTCAAAATAAACATCACCTGAATCTTTCTTGTTTAATTCTTTTACTCTGGCTTTTTCTTCATTAAGTTGTTTGACTGCTGCAGGTGGTGGAGTCTTTCCTTTTTCTGCATACATACCATGGAACTGCGCATCTAGATCTTTGAGCACATCCTTAATATCTCCAGCTGCACCTTTGATATCTTTGTATAATTTGCATCCAGCCTTTATCGCAGATACTGCACCATTCGCCAGTGCAAAAAGTGTTAGGGGATCCATTACCCAGATTCTTTCGTAGCCTTTTCTGTTTCTCTTGTTAGTTGCTGTTGGCGAATAACTTTTATTCTTTGAGCAACTTTAGCCTCATATTCGTTTTTATCTTGAATTACACCATACATTGCAATTCCACCAAACAGTATGGAAAATAGTATTACTGCGCCACCAACGAAAATAAATCCATACATAAGCAAATCTGCCATCTTTTGTTTATGTTTTTGTTTTTCTTCTTCCACTGCACGCTCTGCTGCAAATCGCTCTTTCATTAAACGAGTGCGCTCTCGAATCATATCTTCCCAGATCTGTGGCTTACCCAACTCCCACAGTATCATGTCTTTAAGTGCACGCTCGTCTTCACGCAGTTTGTTGCTATGCATGGCAAACTCAAGTGCTTGACGACCTAACTGTGCATTACTCTTTCCAACATTAGAAACTTTGGCTTTTGTGCTTGCGATATGAACAGCGTCTGCAGATTCAAAGAATTTACTAAACTGTCCAACTAGACCATGAATGTCTTTACCTAAAGCAACAGCTTGTTTAATGTGTTTTACAGCTTCTTGGGCTGCGACAAAAGCCAACCCAATGGTGATCGGATCCATTACTTTCTCGCATCCTTAGAACTTACACTAGAAGATGGCGGAGGTGGAACTGGTGTTACTACTGCCTTTTGTGGTGGTTCTGGATATTGAACGCAAAAAGTTTTAAATGCAAGTGGAAGTTGAGATTTAAGATCAGCTAGACTACTTTTACAAGTTGCTTCATCTTTAAAATTCCCAACATTTTGTATGACTGGAGATATTATTCCAGCACTAATGATTACAATTGACCATACAAAGTTGTCCATACATATGATGCACCCAAAGATTTATTGTTATTATAAATCTATTTAGGATTTGCAACAATGTTAGGCTATTTTTGCAAGTCGTCTATTTCTTTTTCGATGGTTTTTACACCTGGAGATGAGAACACACTCTGAACTCTGTTCAAGAACGATTGTGCTTTCGGTGGTTTCTGTCCAGTTTCTTCCATATGACGACCAACTTGTTTTCGATTGTAGAGTTCTGGCTCCCAATCTTTAGTTGGCTCATCTACTTGAATTTCTGGTAGTTCAGATTCTAATAATTCGTTGACTTCTTTTTTAATTTCTTCTGGAACAATAGTAGTTTCTAGTTGTTCTTTTGATAAATGCTCTGTCATTTGAGTAAAGACAGGAGTGGTGGATGGTGCATCGACTTTTATTTCGTCATTAAGTCTGATTTCTTTTTCTGGAAAATCTTCAACAGATGGTTTCTCAAAGAAGTCATTCCATTTTCTAGTACCAGTATGTTTAAGATTCCAGTTTGCTGCGATCAACAAAAGAACTGCCAATGGATCAAATACAATAACAATGAGTATGGTGACGATACGAACTGCTTTCTCAAGCATAGTAACATCAGTTGCACTTTCGTCACCATATATCAATGCAGCGATATACTTAATTGGTCCTACTTCTGCTTCGACTTTACGGACTTCGCTGGCGATTGGGGCACGCTCTTCGTTGTACTTGGCGATCTTGGTTTGCGCACTACCGATTTCGTTGAGGATTCTGTTTCGGTCTTTTTGCTGGTTTCTACGGACGGTAATGGCTCGCTCTGTTCCTTTGGCATCGTCTGTTCTTGCGATGGTTTGATCAACTTGAGCATCCAGTTGAGTAAGTTCTTTACGATTTGCATTGATATTTTCCTTTTCTGTTTTAATTTTCTCATCAATCAATGCTAACTTAGATTGAACATCTCCTGTAGGAATTGCTTGATCTAAATGTGCCTTTGATAAGAATCCGAAAATGCCCATAGATGTTAATAACATTAACACTATTAAAGCACCCACAAAGTATGACTTCATCAATGCTGGGATTTCTTTCCAGTTTTGATAAAGCCAAGATGCAACTACAAGTTTTGATGCTTCAAGCATCGAACCCATAAGAGCAATTGGTACTACAGCTGCAGCAAAGATTGCGATAAGACCCATCACTGCGTAATATGCAGCAAGAGCCGATAACGATAGTGCAACTGCAAAAAGTAAATATGTCATAGTTTGTTTTTAATATGAGAGCCATGGACTCGGACAGAAATCTGTCCATTGTAGTAGTCGTCTGACTCTAACACCTTTCGTGCAAACTGTTCTCGTGCTTCTATGTAAGAACATTCAGCTTTAGATTTACAAAAGAAAAGAATCTCACGAAGGAAGTTGTCCTTTCCGAGAGACTCTACATCTTTATTTAGTTCTATACTCGAACCATAGTACTCCATCCAATCAGAGTCTATTTTGCTACGGATCTTTTTTCGCTTCTTGATTCCGTTTTTCTGCTTCACCATCTTGTATGTGGTCTTGGCAAACTTAGATAACTTTTTGCCAACATACATGCGACTGCTGGCTTTGTTCGTAATTAAATAAACAAAGCCAACACAATCATCAGGAAGTTCTTCGATAAGTTCGTTATTATAAAGCCACATTAGAATAATCAGTAGTGTAAACTACTATTTATTCTTCCTCTTCGTAATCGTCTTCTTCGTAAATGTCAGCAGAGCACACAGGACAGTAAACGATATCTTCTAATCGTTCTTCTGACTTGAGGATAATCTTACCTCTTGCCTGACATTCATTACACTCAAAAATCTTAGCGGTCATGCAGCTTTCCCCCAGACATCACCCCATGTGCCAGACAATGCACCCTTAGCATAATCAGTTACACGATTCTCAAAGAAGTTTCCGTGTACTGGTGCATTGATCATTTCTTCGACCCATGGTAGTGGATTCTTTTTAACTTTAAAGATACCTTTCATGCCAAGAGAGATTAAACGACGATCTGCAATATAACGAATATATTTCTTAACATCTTCTGCAGATAGTTCACGCATGTCTGCACCTTGATAGCAAAGATCAATAAACTTATCTTCTAAATCAACCATTCTTTCGGCAATCGTGTATATCTTACCCTTTAGTTCATCATTCCAGATCTCAGGATTCTCTTTGATATACTCACGGAATAACTTAATCATTGACTCAGCGTGGATTGTTTCATCAGCAATAGACCAAGTAACAATTTGACCCATACCTTTCATCATGCCATGTCGAGGAAAATTAAGCAACATGATAAAAGAACTAAACAACTGCATACCTTCAGTAAAAGCAGAGAACACAGCAATGTGCTCAGCAGTACTAGCAATAGTACCATTGCGACTAGAAAGGTCAAGTACATAGTCATGCTTATCCTTCATCTCTTGATATTCAAGAAACTCATTGTATGTAGATTCTGGCATTCCAAGAGTTTCAATTAAGTGAGAGTATGCAGCGATGTGTAATGCTTCTCTTGCAGCAAAACCCATCAACATCATACGAATCTCAGGTTGTGGAAAATATGGAAGATAGTTATTAACATATCCACCAGCCACATCGATGTCACCTTGTGTGAAGAAACGAAAGATGTTTGTGAGGAATAGTTTTTCCTCAGCAGTTAGTTTCTTCTTCCAGTCTTTAACATCTTCTGCCATTGGTACTTCTGAATGCAACCAATGTGCTTGCTCATGTTTCAACCACGCATCATATGCCCATGGATAGTTGAATGGTTTAAAGGAATCTCTTGTATCCGTTAATCTTGTTTTTGTTTTTGTTATCATTCGTTCATTCTCCATTTATTTTCTGGTAATCCGTAATCCCATTTTGGATCCATTTCAACATTCCATCTAGTAGTGGCAACATTGAAATCTGGTATTTTCATTTGTTTAGGATTAGATGCTGGTTCCAATATAACAATACGATTATTTGGTTGTGCAGCAAATTGTCCATTATCACATTTTATAAAGTTAAAGGATTTATGATCCTCAACATCTTCACTGTGTCCACAATCAAGGATGTTAAAATCTGGATGAGAGGAATCAACAGTAAAAAGATATTCACCTTCTAACCATGAACCATCTTTCATCTTAATTTTACATCTCATGTTTGCTATCATTGCTTTTTT